GGAATGCTGGAATACACCTTGCCGATGTCGTTGATCGCGTTCTTGGGGATCTGCTTCGACGACCAGGTGCGCGTCACGCGGGCGGTCATCACCGCATAAGTGGTGGTGCCGAACATCGGGTTCTTTTCACCCGGCTTGGCCTTGCCCTTGCCACCCAGGCCACCTTTGCCCTTGGACTCCTTGGGCATGAATTCGGGAAACTTGAGCGGGCCACCCGGTTCCTCGTAATAGCCTCCGTAGCTGTCCTTGATCGCCTTGAGGTTTGGATGTGATTCGATGGGTTCCTCGGAAAAGTCGAATCCAAGGTTCCACTGCTCGGTTTCAGCCGGGTCCGGTTCCTCGTCACCGGCGTATCCCTTGTAGGTGACGGTGACGATCCAGCCGTCGGTGCCATCGTTGAGTGCCTGCCAGGTCCGGCTCTGTTCGACCAAGCCGTGAAACCGCGCATGCCCGACGGTGGTGACCTCCGCGATACTCTTGGCATGATACGACACGGCGAATGTCGAAATCATGTTTTCGTCCCTGCCGCCGCTCGCGCCTTCGAGAATGGTGTTCTCAGCCATGGCTTATGCGAAAACCGCCTCCCCCGGTGTCGTGGTGTTGCCCCTGTTCTTGGTGTTGTCGTGGATCTTCTTGAGCCAGTCGGTCTGCCGCTTGTTTTCCTCCAGCAGTCCAGCGTTCGCGCTGCGGCCGAAGAGCATGTTCATGGATTGCGCGAATCCACCGAGCGCCGCGCTGCCGCCACCGGCGATGGCTGCCGGGGCCTTGGGCGTATCCGCCACGGATGCCATGCCGATCTTCTTGCCCTCCTTGGCCTGCGGGATCGTCGCCTTGATGCGCTCGACTGTTTCACCGAACTCGCGCTTCATGCCTGACGTGTCGATGGCCTCCGCAGTGTTGGCGAAAGCCTCGTTGAAACGGTTCTTCACGTTCGCACCGGCTTCGGCCAGACGTTCCGCAATCTTCTGCGCGGCAGGCTCCAACAGGTCGCCGGCCTTTGAGAACCGTGCTGCCGCGTCTTCATCGAGGATCGAGGCGCTTTCGCGGATGGTCTTCTGAATACCATCGAGCGCGGCGTCCTTGCCGAACAATTCGGCCAGCGGACGTGCGATCTCGATGATCTCCGCGAAGCCCTTTTGTAGGAAGCTGATGGCTGATAGAAATATCCCGATGATGGCATTGCCCATCCCGCTCCAGAACTCGGGAGTGGTGAGGATCTGGAAGTAGGTGACCGCCGTCTTGAAATACTCGACGATGTATTGGCCGGTGGCGGCGATGGTTCCCCGCAGGGTGGCCCACAGAAAATTCACGCTCTGGGCAAAGGCCAGTTTGAGCGACGACCAAACGAGATTGAGCGCCTCTCCGCTGCGGAAGATCGCCACGAGGAACTGTCCTGCCTCCGCCAGCTTGGGCTTGGCCATTTCCACGAATTCGAGGAACTGAGGCGTGAGCGATGCGAGTGCTTCCGCGAGCGGCTTGCCGACTTCCTCGAATCCCTGATTCAGCGCGGCCTTGATCTGGACGGATGCGTTCGCCGTCGCCGCCGCCGTGCCGCCGACCTGCTTTTCGATGGCGGCGAGAACCAATGCCTGCGCCTCGTGCATCCGGTTGGACTCGGCCAGAGCTTTGATCTTTTCCTTCTCCTCTTCAGTGAAGGTGATTCCGGAGCGCCGCAAGGCAGCAAGTCCGTTGATCGGATCGTTGAGTGCCTTGCCGAGTTGCACGGCATTTTGTTCGGCAGCACCGAAACCGGCCGCCGCCATGTCCACCGCCGCCTGGGTGGCCCGGTCAAAGTTGCCGCCCACCTCATCGGCGGTATTGGCGAGTTCCTTGAACGTGAGCAGCTTCGCCTGGGTCATTTGGATCGCATTGCCGTCCATGCCGGTCTGCAATTCGATCTTGTCCGCGAGGTTGTTGAGTCGTTCGGCCACCGCGTCGGACTGGTCGCCGAACAATCCCATCGACTTGGCGATGTTGCGGACGCGTGCGTCGGCGGAGTTCGCCGCTTCACCCGACAGGATTAACTTGTAGGTGAGCGCACCAATCGCCGCGCCTGCGGCAGCCACACCGGCGGCAACAACCGCGGTTCCCATCGCCACGGATTTCATGGCGCTGCCCATCGACGCGAATCCCTTGGACGCGCCCGATGACATGCCGGCCATCGAGTTCTTGAGTCCACTCGTCGCCGACTTGGCACTTTTCAACGCCGACTGGAATCCAGCCGTGTTGAGCGTCAGCAGTGCGGTGAGCTTGGCCATCCGGCCACGGGTGGCATGTCAATCGAAGCCGGACTTCCCCTTCACGTTGGCGTAGAAATAGAGCAGCCGTTTTTCCATCGAGCGGGTCTGCACCCGGAGCGCGGCATTCACACGCGCGCGCAGGCCGTTGACCTTGGAAGACCACTCGACCGCGTTGGTGATCGACGCGCTGATCTCGCCCTCCCTCACCTGGATGTCGGTGCTACCGGGCGCGGCGTGGCGCGACACCCACGCGGGCACGCGGATCTTTCCGACGCTTCGGGCCGCTGTCGCCCATGCCGATGCGAGATAACCGACCCGTGCCTTCTTCGCCTTGATCAGCTCTGCGATCAGCGCCTTCGGTGCCTTGATCCTGGTGCCGCCCTTGGCCACGCGCATGGTGCCGCTGCGCCGACGAGACTTGAGCACGGAACGCATTTGCGCCATCGAGTCCACATCCGCCCGCTTCGGATCGGAAACACCGCGAAAAACGGCTCGGATGTCGCCGGTGATCGCCTGTTCGCCGAGCTTTTTCGCCTTCACCCCGCGTGTGCTGCCACGGCTCGGTGGAGTGAAATCCAGCAAGTGACGAATGAAGCCGCGGACCTGTTCCTTCATGAAGGTCTCACCATCGCGCTTCGAATAATGGGCGAGCCGGTCGGCGGCCCGCTGGAACTCTTCCACATGAAGATCGAATTTCACCTCATCACCCATCGTCCTCGTTGCCATCGTCAACCATGCGGTCGATGAGGCCGATCAACTCGTCGGGCGCAAGTGCCTGGATCGACTCTTTGGTCGGTGGCTCAAGCGTCCAGAGGTTGGCCGCCTGCAGCGCACAATGGTAATACTGGAGGGACCGCGCCATTGGCAGCCGCCAGATGATGAATTCCTCGCTCCATCCGGTGTCCTTGGCGATGGTGTAAACCGCACTCGCCAGCCACCCGGGATTCAGGACTTTCCCGGCGCGTCGCCCTCATCTGATGGGTGCTTGCTTTCGACCCGAACGCTGGATGCGGCAACCATCGCGCTGATTCGGTTGATTTCTGCCATCAACACCGGGATCATCTCGAAGGTGATACCGAATGCGAACTTGAGCACGCATCGCTCCGCGGTCCCATCAAGCACGGCAGTGACAACTTCATCGAGAGGGGCAGACTGCATCCAGGCGAATGTGATGATTTGCCGCTGCGTTTCAGTTTCGTCCAGCTCAACTGGCTTGAGGATCTCCGTTGAGTCATCATCATGTTCCTCGTCTGTTTCCTCGGCTAACTCGCCATTCAATTCCTTCTCGGCTCCATGCTGGGATTTTCGATCAGTTTTCCAATCTGAATCCGGGTCACATTCATCATCGTCATCAAATTCGACATCGAAATCCTCTTTTTTCCCTCCAGTGAACAAGGTGAGGTTCAACATGTATGCCAGTTGCATTGAACCAAAGGAGAAGGGACGAAGCTTGAGATTGCCGATTCGGCGCTCCCTGTCGTCGATCATGCCGGAAGCAAGCTTGTTTTCGCGGGCGTTCATTGTGTCAGAATTCTGCTAGAATTTGCTCGCGCCGGGCTTTCGAAGCCTTGTCGGACCCGCTCGGAACGATTGCGATGCGCTTGCCTTTGCGGACGAGAATCATCGGGCGCATGGTTTTAATTGTGTCGAGAAGCCGGTTGTGCTGGTCGTTCATGGCCCGCAGATAGGCAATCGGGTGGTTGGCGTTGGCCTCGCACCAGTCCAGGGACTCGTATCGCTTGCGGAACTCGTCGAAGGTGATGCTTTCCGCGCCCTCGATGGGTGCGAAGCTGATCTTCGCCGCGCCGTCCATGAGCCAGGTGACGGTGCGCTTCTCGCCGTTGGGCGTCTGTTCGACCGTATCAGAAAACGCTGCTTCTGTGGCGAACATGCCTCCGCTGGCGAGTGCCGCCGCGACCAGGCGAGTGTTGCGGCTTTTGGTGGGCTTCGTATCGTGATCGCGCACGACGCTGATGGTGATTCCTTCTTTCATGGGTGATTTCTCGGGTGATCTGTTGGGAGCTTCATGCCGCGCTTGCGGCGGGGTGGTTCACTCCGGACACTTCGAACGAGTCGTAGTCCTCGTTGGTCTGGGAGTTCTTGACGGAGGTGATGATGGTGGTTCCGCCCGTGATCTGCTCGGGGACGTAGGCGGCGGATGCTCCACCAAGCAGCGATTCGTCGGCGACACCACGGCCCTTGATGGTGAAGCTAAAGGACGGGTCGTAGCGGTTGCCCGTCTCGAATGCGCCGTCGTTCTTCTTGATGATTTTGTGTTCGAGTTGCTTCTGCACGTCCACGCTCTCCACCAGGGCGGCGGTGACGCACTTGACTCCGATTTCGTTAAACGCGGCGGGCATGGAAGTAATGATTGTTAGATGTCGTCGTAGGCGACGGCTTGGATTTCGAAGCCTGGGAAGTCGTCATTGCTTTCGGTCACCTTCACCGAGGTCACGAAAGACGCGCCCTTGGTGATCGCCCCGGCGGCTACATCTCCGAAGTTTACGGTGCCCTTGCCGGACAGCGTGATGCTGCGGGTGATGAGCTTTTTCGGCTTTGCCACGACGGTCACACCGAGCGAGTCGCGCAGGGTGGCAACCTCGATGGACGCGTCGGCGGATGCCTCCTGGGCGTGGCCGGTGGCGGGCGCGAGTCCGTGCAGATTGGTGACTCCGAAAGTGGCAGGCATGACGCCTACGGCGCGGTGTCAACCGGCGTCCAATCCACGCCGAGAATCCCTTCGATTGTGGTCAGCCACCGATCATCATCGGTGACAGCCGTGGCGTGGGCTTTCGTCCTGAATCCGCCGATGGTGAATCCGTTCGCCGCAGGCAGGACACCTTCCATGATGCCCTTCACCGCATGGGCAAGCGCGGCGTGTTGCGCGCGGTCATCGGTGGGTGAAGAAACGAGGATCTTCACCGTCGCCCGGTGCAGCGGGCCGACCACGTTTTCAATCGAATCTGCCAGCACAAGAATCGCGTGGGATTCGGGCGTGCGAACTTCGGCGGAGGTCCCGGTGAACACCTCGGGCGCAGTGGTGAGTTGCGCAGAGGTGAACAGGCCGGCCATGTAATCTTCGATGGCTTGGTTCATGATGGTTTCAGCGGCGGGCCACGCGGTATTCGATGATGCCGGAGCCGGGCTTGCGGTTGATTTCCTCGATCTTGTGGCGCTCTCCGCCGATGAGGACCGTGTCGTTGTGAGCGGGTGGTGGAGTTGGCAGGTGCGCCACGAGCAACCGGACCGTGAGCGCCCCGTCCTGAGTGAAGCCGCCTTCCTCAAGATCGACGGCCAGTCCGCTTGGCGAGACCATCGCCTGATACTCCTTGCCTCCGATGGCGACAGGGACACCGGCATCGCGGAGGATTTCAACGAATGCCTCGGCGGCGGCAGCTTGGATCGAGTTCACCCACAAGTCGGCATGTCAATCAGCGCGTCCCAAGATTTAGGAGCAAAACAATGAAATTGCCAAGGCATGTATCATTCACCCGGTTCATGCCCCGTTTGAGCACATCGAAGCCAACCCTTATCAGACGGATGTGATTTCCTCAAGACCTAGATATTTTACAAAAAAACATTCATATCCAGTGTCGTCGTCTGTTCCGATAGGCATTAACTCAACAGACGCAAGAAATACGCGGGCTCCAACAACCTGCGCATCGGCTAAAATTTTGCTGAATTTAGCAGGTGCTCTTTCAGGTAGTTCCGGCACCCTGGCGCAGATTACGGCTATCCAACACAAAATTTCAGATTTTCTACACTCAATACATCCTGACGGGCCACTGATTTCAATATCACCAGATTCAACACCTTCATTTTGCAAGTCATTTGCTACGATGACCTCTGATAAGAGCTGATCACGATACTCGACCTTAGAAAGCTTTTCGCTCCCATCAAGATGCCTTTTAATTTGGGGTTCACCGTTGCTATCGACTATCCTAGAAACTGGCGAAAGCGGCCTGAATAAAGGTTTGTCGCTACGATTGCTGAAAATGCGGCTGAAAATTCCCATGGCTTTATTTTACGATCTCGATTCTATTCATCTTTCTGGAAACCGCAAGATGCTTGAAGGCACTGTGGAAAACAATAATGCACCCCCTCCCGAAGATCCGAGAGAGGGTGCTGATGCCAATCGATCCACGGAAATTGGTTATCCCACCGGACGGATGATGCGCTCCAGCATGGGCTTGTTGCCGGGTGCGAAGCCATACATCAGGGTGAAGCTGACTTCCTGCTTGCCGAGTCGGCCGTCGTAACGGTCGCGGACCTGCATCGAAAGACCGGTGCGCGGGTCGGTGACGACACGGATCACGGTGTCGCCGGTGTTGGCGGGCACGTCCGGCACGCGAGCGGCCATGATAAGCGACTCTCGGATGCCGGCGAAGCCAACCAGACGCTCTGCATTTTCAGGGAGCGCGGAGTATTCGATCACGGCGAACCCGTTCACGTCGGGCAGCATTCCGGAAACCACCACGTTGCTCGCAGCCGGGGTGATGTAGGCTTTGTAAAGAGCCTCGTCCTTCTGCAGCGAGTTGTAGTAGTCCGAGTTGAGGAACATGAAGCGGCCCATGTCGGGAATGAAGCGCTTGTTGAGCTTCGTGCCGATGTCCACCACGTCGTTGCGACCGAAATCCACGGCTGCAACTTCGCTCTTGTTGTTGAAGTTGGCGTTCACGATGAGCGCCATCAGATCGTCACTCACCTTGCGTCCGAGGGCGTATGCCACCTTGTCGGCGTAGCGTTGGTTCAGGTCGATCTCGCTGGTGGACCGTTCCACGTCGGTGATCGAGTAGCCCGCGTATGCGTGCTTGTCGATCTTCACGGTGACATCGACTTGCGCCTGGTCGTCGGGGACGTAGCCGGTCGCAGGATCGAAGTCATGCGCCACAGTGGGCGTGACGATGTGCGTGACGATGTCCTGATTGAACTTCACGCTTGCGGACGAAAAGTCCGTGGCGATACGGCTCAGGATCGGGAACTTCGCGAGCAGGGTGGTGAGCGCCGTTTGGGCGATCAGCGGAGAATTGACGGTGGCGTTGCTGTTGGACATGGCGGCTTAGCGGTTGAAGTGAGATGCGAGGTGTTGGTGATAGAAGGCGGCGGCTTCGTCGGGTTTGTTGGCGTTCACGAGCCGCGTGTATTCGGCGACGAGGTCTTGAAGCGAAGTAGCCTGGGTGACGGCGGCTTGATTGTCCCCTGCGGGAGTGACACGGGCGGGCATCGTGGTGCCGGTGGAGGCGACGAGGCGGGCAACCTCCATTTGCAGGCGCTTGTCGAAGTCAGTCTGCGATGCCTCAAGCTCGGTGACGCGGGCCTTCAGAGTGGCGACCTGCCCGATGGCTTTGTCGTGCTCGCCGGTCAGCGTGTCGAGTTGCGCGGAAAGCGTTTCCACTTCGCCGCGTAGGGAAGTGACGGTGGCCGTTTCTTCATTGAGAAGTTCGGTCTGTGCTTGGTGGTCCCGCTGGAGATTGGAAAAATCAACGCGGACTTGGGCGAGTTCGTCTTCGATGGTGGTGTCCATTGCCCGTGATCCGGTGTCAACCGACGCGTGATAGACGCGCAGTCGGCGCATGGCTTCGGCACGATCTTCGACCATGCCCGCGAGGTTGTGGCGTTGGGCCTGCTTGCCGCTGAAGGTCTGGCCTTCCATGGCCTCGGCTGGAATCGCACGTTTCTTTGCCAGCACTGCGGCGTGGAATTCCCCGGCGATTTCCGCGAGGTTGGAAGAGATGAGTTCGCGCTGGTCGTCGGTGAGCGGGGTGCCGGGTGCGCCCATCGCCTTGTATTTGCCTACCGAAAAGACTTCTACCTTGATGCCCGCCTTGTCGAGGGCCGCACTGTTGTCGATTACGGCCTGCACGACACCGATGGATCCGACCTGTGCGGATGGTGTGGCGTAGATGGCGCGTGCCTGGCTCGCCACCCAATAGGCGGCAGAGCACATGAGGCCGGAAGAGAAGGCATAGACCGGCTTTTTCTTGTCCAGTGCGGCGACTGCATTCGCGAGTTCCGGAGTGCCGGCCACCGTTCCACCCGGCGAGTCGATGTTGAGAAACACCGCCTTGATGTCATTGCGTCCCGCAGCCTCGCGAATCGCATCGCCGATCTCTTCGGAACTCGTGGCACCGAAGAAGATCCGGGCGAAAAGGTCGGGCTTGCGAAGGATCGGACCTTCAATGGAGACCACGCCGATGCCGTCCTCGACGGATAACAGGGAACTTTCGGCTGCCTGCTTCGGGAGCATCCCGCCGCGATCCACCAGTCCCCGCAGGGAAGCGGCCATGGATTGCAGCGCCTCAGGCTGGATCAGCCACTCGCGATTTTGAATTACCGGACTCACGCTCCGATAGCGGTGTCAACGCGGAGCCTGATGGCTTCCATAGCATCTCAACCGGCACGCCATGCTTCTCGGCGGTTTCAAGAATGAGCTTTGCATCACTGGCGCGGCGTTCGATTTCCTCGCCAAAATCCGCACCGAGTTCCTGGAAGTGATCTGACAGGGTCTTGAGTCCCATCTCCACGTCAGCACGGTTCTGTTGTGCTTCGCGTCCGGCGTCCACCGTCACCCGCTTCGGCGGCACGGAGGAAATCTTCCACCAGCCTTCGATGGCCGGGAGGATTCCACGGCTGATCGCATCTCCAATCACGTAAGTCCAAATCGGACGAATCATGCGGCGTTCGAGGATCATTTGGCGGAACGAGAACCGACGATCCGCCTTGGCGACGATCAAACGCACACCCGCGCCGCCAATCTTGCTCGAATCCGCGGCAAACTCGAATGGGATCATGCCGAGCGCGGAGTCACGCCGCAGGTGTTCCAGAAACCCGGTGAACGTGGGTGAAGGCCGGTTGGATTGGAAACTTTCGAGCGATTCGTCCGGCTTGAGCGCCACCAGTTTGCCGCCGACGATCTTCTGGAGAGAGACAGGGTCACTGGCTTCCCCGCTGCCACCCGCCCCGCCGACCACGAAGTCGCCATTGTCGTCGATCTCACCACGCGCTGTTTTGAGAATGCGAGACACGTCGGAATTGTCCTTCACGGCATGCTTTTCGAGAGCGAGCAATTCCATCTCGTCGAGCACATGATTGATCGAATGCTGGATCGTTGGATGTGAACGCACGCCGCCCGCCCATTCTGGCTCGTGGATATGGAGGATCGAATCGGCGGGCATGTCGCGGGCCTTGCCTCCGTCTTCGATTACCCGATAGAAAAGCGGTGCGCCGAACGCATCGAGGCCAACGCCGTCCACGGTTTCCTTTGATCCGAACAGATCACCGATGCGGTGGCTTTCGAGTAACTGGATGCGCGGTTCGCCCTCGCCATCACGGGTCTTGTGGATGAAATACTCGCCGTCGATGTCCATGCCACGGCAAACAAGTGCCTGGCATTCCTCAAACGAGAATCGCCGCGTCACTTCACAGCGTGCCGCCCAGAGAGCGAAATAGGATTCTGCCTCACGGTTCCAATCCGGGTCGCGTGATTGTGCCTGGACTCGGATGCCGTCGCCGGTCGAGTAAATCGCCATGTTCGCGACCAACTCACGCACGAACCCGGAGTTTTTGTGCATGTATCGGGACTTGCGAACAAGCTCAGTGCGGACGGTTGAGGTCAGCTCATTGCGCGAATCCGTCGGCGCAGCACCAGGCACCGATCCGCGACGAGGCGACCAGTTGGCTGCCTCAAACGGCGAACCCCATGCTCGGGGCACGAGCACGGGGGGCAGCAGAAGGCAGGCGATGGCTTTGAGACGGTTCATTTCGGCAGGTATCCGGAAACATGTGAAGCGGCCACGTTGCGCGGGCGGCCGTAGGTGGCGGGATCCATGCGTTGCAGAGCGAATTCGCACTCCTTCAGCACCACATCGACCGGTAGGGTGAACTGCTTCGATGCCGAGCTGCCCGCCTCGTTCCAACTCATGAGAGTCTTGCCTTCGAACAGGAATTCCTTGGCCCGCTGATGAATGACGAGGATTTCAGCGAGGGTGAAATTGGTTTTGAGAAATCCTTCGGCCATGGACAGCGTCGGGTGTCAACGGGGTGCTCTGGAATAGTTGCTTGCTCCGATTACGGGTGATTGTATTATTTCCGTGAGCCGCTCCCACTGATGGAGGAGTATGTGTATCCCATCAGTGCGTAGGACCCAAAGTGCCACAAAACGCTTGGGCACCATCGGCTCACTTGCCTTTCCAGGTGGCATTCCGCCCCCGCGTGTCGATGTGGACGAATTCGGACGATGGATAGATGCCGAGACCTCCGGTGAATTTGCCCGCCTTACGCCATTCAAGCAGCCGGTCATAAACGCGTTGCGGGCTGATACCGTCGAAAGTGATGTCGAGCGCGGTGAACTCCTTGTGCTGGCTGAGCGGGGCACCGCCGACGGCACGGTTGTAGTCGGGCGAGCGGTAGGAACTCAGAATGCGGCAGGGTTTGCCGAATGATTCGCGGAGTTCATCCACGATGCGAAGAGTCGGCACGATGTTCTTCCACAAGCGTCTTGGCGGCGGGCTGTTCTTCACTCCGCTTCGCTCGCGGACGAAGTAGCTGGTGAATTCACCCGCGCCGAAGTGGCGGAACTTCTGCGCGGTGAACCACTCACTGAATGTTTCGTTGGCCATGGCTTACTTGGCGGTGCGAGGTTCAACCACGATCTCGACGCGACCGTCGGGATTGACGCGGATCAGCCCATCCTTGCTGATGAATTCACCCGTGATGCCTGGGGGCGTAGCGCACGAGGAAAGGAACGGCAGGGTCAGCACGGCCATGGCGAAGCAGAACAGGCCGATCTTGAACGACTTGTTCGGCTTGCCGTCGTCGAAGAGGTCGCCAAGAACGACGACGAGTTCTTTCACGGCGAGCGCGGCGGGACCCGCGGCGAGCAGGTATTTCGACATGCCGGGTTCAAGCAAACTGGCAACGCCGGTCAGATCGAGGGCGGCGAGCGTGGAGAGGCCGGAACCAACAAAGGTGAGGAAGCGAAGGATAGTGACGGTTTTCATGACTCCCCGTCCGGAGTGTCAACCGGGGCGGATGCAATGGACTCCCGTCCGACAATCTTGAGCATGGTGGCGGCTGCTGCCTGTTGCGCTTCGCAGTCGAAGTAGTGGTTCGGTCGCGAACCGATCTGTTTCCACATCCACTGTCCCTTTTCCTTGATGCGCTGCTCGCTTTCCATCTGGGCGAGGTAGTCATCGTCGATGTCGTCGGGGACCTCCCATGTCGGGCCTTGGGATGGATCCTGATTGCGACGCAGGCGTGCGAGCGTGTCCTTGATATTGAGGTTGCTCCAGTAATGGACGTGGCAATGCTGGCGATGCGACAACACCACCTTGCGTCGGGGCGAGTAAAACCGCTGAACAGTTTTGCCGTCGCGTCCCTTGTGTGGATAGACCGGGCGGCGGTCACCGATGAGCGCCACCCATCCGCGCTTGGCGCACTCGCGATAGACGTCGTAGGTCGCATAACCAGCGTCGAGGAAGACAAGACTCGGGTGAACCTCGAAGCGTTCCTGCAACACGTCGATGTCGGTGAAGGTGAGAATGCGCTCGTTCCACATCAGACGGCTAGATCCCTCCGCCGACCACGAGCGGACCACGACAAACAAGTGATCCATCTGGCAGTCCACCGTGATGAAGCGCAAGGGGATCAGGCCGGTGCGCTCGGGCAGCGGGGCGGCAATCACACGTCCGCTCTTCGGGTCAATCGCTCCCTCTTCTTCCCACGTCTCGCCGCGCTTGTAGCCGGATTTGACGATTTCGAGTTTGTAATCCTCAACGTATTCCCGCCACGGCAGGCCGAGACGCTTCTGATAGAACTGCTGAAGCAGCGAGACATCGCCTTTCCGCGCCGACGCCTTCGCCCGCAGGTAGAGTTCGGCCAACTGTCCCCAGCTCATGGCGCACAGCGCGTTCCAGTGGAAACCAACGTTTTCCTTCGATGCTTTTGGGTTCTTGGCAACGAAGGCACCGGTGGCATTGAGTTCGCGGCGTGTGCGCTCGCCATCGTTGAAGTAATGGTTGCACGATTCGCAGCGCATTGCGGTTGTGCGCCGGACCTCGTCAAAATCCCACTCGCCGGATTCATCGCGGGCCGACTTGCTCCACTCGACGCATTCCCACTTGAACGGCTGGCGGTGATGGCACTCGGGACAAGCGAACGTCCATTCGCGCTGGTCGGTCATCTCGAATTTGCGGTGGGTGTCGTCATCTTCCTCGCCGCCTTGGCTCATAAAGATGCACTTGCCCAGCCATCCGAACGCGGTGACGCGTGCCTCGGCCTCCGCCATGTGTCCCTGCGGCCAGCGCCACGTTTCGTCACCGATCAACCAGCGGATCGAACGGCGTTGCAGGTTGGTCTTGTTGTGCGCCCCGAGAATCCAGAGCGTCATGCCGTTGTTGAACTGGATCGCGTTGTTCTTGCGCTTGTGGCGGTGAACGCCGGTGGGCATGAGACGGGCGACCGGTTCGCATTGGTCGAAGAGCTTTTGCAGGCGCGACTCGGAATAATCGCGGGCATCCTCGTCGGTCTGGTCGAGCCACAGCGCGGGACCTGGCAGGTTGGAAATGATGTAGCAGAGGGTCAGCTCCGGCGCGGTGGTCTTGGATGACTGAACCGACGCGATGATCGAGACGAGCCGGATGCGCGGATCGACCAGCGATTCCATGACCTCACGAATCCAGGGCGAGTTTTCCGAGCGGAAGCGTCCAGGGTTTGGTGAATACGGAATAGCCTCGATGTGATCTTCGCACCACGCCCATGCAGGCCGCCGGTCAGGCGGCTGCCATGCCTCATGCCAGATTTCCTTGAGAGCATTCATGATTCGTGGAGGCAGCGCAGGACTTCGTCGATGGCGCGGCGGCATTCCCGCTGGATGCCGGTGGCGTCGAGACCGGAAAGAACGGGCGGAAGCTCGTTTTCAAATTTTGCCCGCAAGATGGATGTCGCCTGGGCAACCAAGCCGATCCATTCCTCGCGGACTTGGGTGAGCGAGACGTATTCGCCTTTCTTCACCGCAATGCGCAGCTCCCTTTCCTCCACCTCGGCCAACAGCTTCCGGGCCTTCAATGCTTCCTCGTTGCCGACCGGCACGCGGCCCGCATTCAGACCCCGCATTCGAACGAATTCGCGCCAGTCGGCCACTGGCCACATTCCGTTAGACAGCGCCTTGGGTGCGCCTTCCATCTTCTGCCAGGTTGTGAGCGTGCGCCGGGAAACGCCAAGCGCGGCGGCCAGTTCCACGAGAGTCTGCGCGTAGGAGAGCGTTTCCGCGCTGCCGGCCGCCCGGGATTCGATGCGGGTGCGTTCCGCAACAGTGAGCGGTTTGCCAGCGGCAACCTTCTTTACGATGTTCTGGAAGTCGGCATCGAGGATCTTCCCGGCGACTTCCGGATCGAGAGAGGGCCGCCCGTCATCATGGGGCCGTGGCTTGCTCATGGTTTCACCGCCACCCATCCGGCGAAGTTCAGGTGCCGCCAGAAGCAGTCCACCGAAGTGAAGCCTTCCTGATGCAACAGCTCCTCGTTCCATCGGGCGGTGACGGGCACCAGAACGCCTTCGAGCGACATGCGCTTGCGGTCGATCTGACTCTCGGAATAGCCGTTCTCCCGCTTAATGTTGAGGAACAGGTTCACGAACGCCTCATCGAGCTTCGATGTCGCACCGAGCACCTTTTCCACGAGAATGAAGGCACCACCGGGGGCCAGTGACTCGAAGACGCGCCGGACGATCTGCTGGCGGTATTCGATAGGGGTGAATTGCAGGGTGAGCACTGAGAGCACGAGGCTGGATGTCACACCAGGAAACTCGTGGCGCAGGTCGGCAGACTGGATGCTGACGCGCTTGCAGTGAGGGTGGTAGGAGAAGTTCTGCCGCGCCGCCTCGATCATCGGATCGCTGATTTCCAGGCCAATGTAATCGTTGGCCGCGCCGAAGTTGGAGACGAACGGCAGCAGCGCCTGGCCGCGGGAGCATCCCATGTCGATGATGGCGGTGTTGGGTTGCACAAAGCGTCGGCCAACCTCGAATGTCACCATCCGCATCGCGTTGTATTGCGGGATGCTCCGCTGGAGCATGTCGTCAAACACCGCAGTCACTTCCTGATCGAACTGCCAGGCTCCGCGTGGAATCACCTCGTCACGTTGGGCTTCACTCATGCCCGCGTGGCGGATGTCAACGCGGCAGGCGTTTGACGATCCGCGTTCCCTCGGTCAAGCAGGTGCCTTCCGCCGTCACCCAGAAGCACGGTATCGAGAACCGGGCATACATCTCACGGGTCCGGGGATTGCTCTCAATCGCCAGATAGCGAGCGTCATCACCGTGAATCGGGAACACGTCTTTTTTCAGCAGATACTCTTTGATTGCCGGTGGATTCCACCAACCCTTCGGCGCGAAGCACGCATCCTGCGGCCGCCATCCGGTCTGCTCCTCGATACGGTCGAGCGTCTTGATCGTCCATGTTTCCGGGCGGGCGGTGATGAGAACGACCGTGTGTGGCCGGACGAGTTCCACCAGCCATTGCCGGTATTGCTCATTGGCCAGTCGTTTCTCCATGCGTTCGGGCGTGGTGCCGTGCTTGGGCGAGTTCGCAACCAGCGTGTAGTTGAGGTCTAGCAGGATGATCATAGAGTAATCTGAAGACGTTGAGAGAAAGAGTCCATGGCGCATTGCGCGAGTTCCATGCGGGTGCCATCCGGATAGGGCAGGTTGAATTCGAACTCGATGGCCGCACGCAGTCGGGCAGGATCAACCGGGCGGGCCGCAGCGCAGGCCGCGTTGATGTTGTTGGAAAAGTCATCGACCTTCACCGAGCGGAAGAACGTGCCGAAGAGATCCTTGAACTCGGCGACGGTGTGATACTTCTGGACCTTGGGTTTGTCCTGAAAGTCCCCGATGCGGATGCCCGGTTCGTAGTCGAGGCGGAACGCGATGTTGCCAGCGTTGGATTCGTTCATGAACGCCTTGCCGTTGACCTGCCGCCATCCGGACTCGCCCGCGGACGATGCGCAGGCATAGACCTTGGTGAATGGCTTGCACAGGGCAGCGCAGAGGCAGGCGATGTGCTCGCGGTCCTCGCGGAACGGCACGGAGTTCAAGACGCTGGCGATGAAGATGCTGGTCCATTCCTTGCCCGCCGCCACTTCCGCTAGGAAGGCGCGTGCCAGTTCCACACTCTCAGCCTTGTTGATGCCCCCTGGTCCAAGGCGATACGGTTCGAACGGCGTGCAGTCGATCCCGGCCTGGCGCAGAAGGAAGGTTTCCGTCAGGTGGCCGGCACCGAAGTCGAGAATCGTCGAGCCATGTTCCTTGGTCCAGCGGGCGCGGTCGGATGCTTTGCCGATGTCGAAATCCTTGCATGGCTTCGCGCCGTGCGTGGCGAAGATGAAGCCGTTGCCAAGCTCGCGACGGACGCGGCGTGCGCGGCGGAACGAGTTGAAGCGGAGCATATCGGCATAGCGCGTGTGGATGTCGAAATCCATTGAGAGCAGATTCATCATGGCCCGGGCGAATTCCGCTTCCTCCTCGGTGACGAACACGACCGGAGCGAAGGCCGCGCCTTTCTCTGCCAGCATTTCCAGACGACCGATTCCGTTGATGACCGTGAGATCCTCGCGGCAAACGATGGGCATGAGAATGCCGTGGCGATGCAGCGTGCGGGCGAGGTTGCGGGCATACTGGATCCAGCGGCCCGAGTTCACTTTGCAGAGATCCTTCACGCTCACTTCCGCAGGCTTGAGGCAGCGCAGGAATCCATCGCTGCCGACCTCTTTGTCGGGAATCCGAGCGGCGAGAGCCTCGATGTCCAGTGATTGCAACTCACTGGTGACCCTGCCAGGCGTGCTGTTGAAATCGAAATCGTTGGTCGCCCGGTTGAACACGATGTTGAGCGCCTTGCGCTGGTCGAGGTCGAGCGCCTTGGTCCGGGATACCGGAACGTGCGTGGCACCCATGCGCGATGCAACAAGGTGGCGCTGGTGTCCGGAAAGAATCTCGCCGTCCGAGTCGGCGAAGATCGGGGCGATGAAGCCGAGCTTGCGAAGCGATAGCTCGATCAGGTCGAGACGCTCGGCAACCGCCGACCGTGGGTTGTAGGTCGATGGCCTAACGGCGTCGATGGATTCAAGTGTGATGTTCATAGTCCGAGGCGGCTGCGGATTTCATTGAGCACGCTTTCCTTGTCGAAACCGGCGTCTTGTTTCACGCGGTCACACCACGCGATGAATTCTTCCTGGGTGATGCGGAACCGATAGAGTCCGACCGCGACGGTGACGTCGCTCTTGTCGAGTTCCTTGTCGTGGCGGTCGTCGTCATCCTCGTCATCGTCATTGCCACCCGGATTGAGCAGGCCCTCGATGTCGGCAGGTTCGAAACCTGCGAGGATCGTGTCGAAGTCGATGGACTTCCACTCGCTGGCGATTTTTTCGAGTTCGTTGAGATCGACCGTGGATAGTTCGGCCAACCGGTTATCGGCGACCAGCACGGCGAGTTCGTCGTTCTCGCTGGCGAAGTCCTGATAGTCCACCGGCACGACTTCAACACCGAGCTGTTTGGCGGCCATCAGGCGGCCGTGGCCAGAAACGATCAGGCCGGTGAGATTGGAAACCGTGATCGTCTGT